TGATCATTGTCTTCAGTGCGATCTGTACAACAAGCATATCCCTTGCTCCTTCAATCATCGCATGGTCAACGGCAACGACATCTGTGAAAATCATCATTTTGAAATCATCTGCCTCAACTCTGGCAACATTTAAAGACTACTCATTATGGAAAAGCAAAAACCAAGATACAAACTTGATAAGAAAACGGGGCATCTTCTGGAAATACCTTCTAAGAAGCAGGTTCGTGAAAACGTCAAGAAGATTCGTGAGCAAAAGGGAAAAGAGCAGTTACCTCAATCTCCAGTCACGATTCATGAGACTCAGGCAGAGAAAAACTTCAAAAAGGTCCAGAAGGTCATCGACCGTATGCACGCCAAGGCGAAACTGCCCGATTTTCTCTCCATGGCCCGACATAAGTTTCTCTCCACCGTCTGTGTCATCAATAAGCCGGGCAAACAGCGTAGCCTACTTCCCGATAAGAAAGGCCGCTTCGTCATGCTCTGCCATGGAAATATGGCTAAAGTTTTCACGGCTGATGTTTGCCTTCTCGTTAAGATTCAGAAGTCCATCATCAAGAAACATGAAATGGCTCCAGGTGGAGAAGTGACCACAGAGCATTGGCAGGATGGTAGCTGGAGCATTGTACCTTGCCGGGCAGACAAGAGTAATTACACCACCATCCAGGAGGTCCGTCTTCGTCCATGGTTCTTTCTTCATCGCTACTGGTATGAAATTTCCTTCGATGGCAGAGTAGAGCCAGCAATGATGTTAAATGATTACAACCTCAACCCTACTCTTAGCAAGAAGCATTTCTATGTTACCAGAGAATATGTAAAAGTACGAAACCAGGATGCCGAAAACGACTATTTCCGTTTCTGGCTCCATAAACCTGCAGATCATGAAGCTAACAAATGATGTCATTATTCTCAATCGTCCTCGCGTTCAGAAGCGAGGACTTGCCCTTAATATCTCTGGGCGTATCACTCTAAGGTCTAGTCCTTGCAAACTGCTGGATCTCCATCCGGGTGATAAGATTTGTTTCTGTTTCTATACGCCAAGTAAGCAGATGTATGTAATCAAGTCCACACCGGAGTTAGAAGCTAAAAATGTATGCATCAAACTGTCTGGCCGTAATGGGCAGCTCCATGCCAGTAATGTTTCTACCGTCAGTTTCTTGCTTAGCTATATACCGAATATCCCGACTGGTACTAAGCAGATAGAACTGGTTACGGCAAATGAAACTATAAATCTCGATGTAGATGGCGTCAGTTGTCCAGCTTTGGCTATCGTCAACAGGGCCGACAGCGAGCATTGCCGATAGTAAAATATTAAACATTAAGAAATATGCAACAATCAATTAGATACAAAGGTCTCAGCCTCACTCCTGATGAAATGTCAGTAGAAAACGGTGCGCTATCCCTCTGCGGCAATCTAGAGCTGCATGATGGCGCATTGCGCCCTTCTATTGTCACAGGAACACCCCTCTCTCAGCCACTCACCATTAATGGTGAGGTGGCTAAGATATTGTATGTGCACGAAACTGGCAATTACCGCCATCTCATAGCCGTAGCCTCATCAGCCATCTACTGGTTCCTTCAGGATGGATCTCTAGGTTCAACCATCCCTATCAAGTCCTTCGACTACGAAGCATCGGTTCTTTCCGTTAATTCCATAGGCAATACGCTTATCATTGTAGCTACAGATGGGATTCACTATGCTTTATGGGTGGATGGTGGCTATAAAAATCTGCCACAAAAGCCTCCATTCGTAGAAATCACCTTTTCTATTTCCGATGATTATCCGGAGAATTACATAAATGGAGGTGTGGACGCTGAGGGAAGTATAAATGGTTTTCGTAAAGCTATCCAGCAAACAACCTACTCATGTAATGACGTTTTCAACACCGTAAAATTAACGCAAGAAGATTATGACACAAAAGAAAATGAATGTCTTAATATTAAAGAAAATAAGCAATCTGATATTACACAGAGCATCTATGCACTTATCAATCGAACGAACAATCTGATTGCTCGTAAAGGTCGTTTTTATGCTAATTTCTTTGTTAGATATTGCTATAGAATGTTTGATGGTTCCATGATTATGCACTCATCGCCTGTATTCATGCCTGTACAAGTTCCAGATAGTTACATTGTACTTTTACCAAATGCCTTGTTTTTAAAAGATGGAGTCATCAAACTGACTGATAATTTAACACTTGTACGTGAGGATGGAAAGAACAATCCATCAAATGTAAATATTTCCAAAGTTACATTCGTTTACTATCCCCGAAATGTAGATTTGAGATACGCCATACTGGACGCAAAACGTAATGAACTTGAAGAATGGAAAGATGTCATCAAATCGGTGGATGTATTTATTACTCCTCCAATTTCCAACGTTGATACATCTGAAAAAATTTCAAGCATCAGATCTAAACGAAGAAATTATAGACTTGGGAAAGGATTATTCTATTTTGGTAACGATAATAATTCACAAATATCCACAGGTTTTAGTGTGTATTTCCCTTCACTTAGTCAAGATGCCTATCGTAACAAATTAAAGAATACATCTACCTTCTACAAGGTCTGCTCGCTGAAAATTTCAGATTTAACAAATTATACAACGAAGAAATTACCTGTAGACAAGAATGCAGTCTATCAGGTATCATTACAGGAACAGATGAAGGATGACTACAAAACTCATAACTCGCTCTTCGCACAAGGTGGCTATGTCTATAACCACCGTCTCAATCTGTACGGCATGAAAGAGAAACTGTTTCAAGGATTCAGCGGCTATGTTATGTTACCAGGTCTTTACATTCTTAAATACGATGATAGTACGGATAACCAGAAATATAGGTACAAAATCCAGAAAATCGTAGTTAGCCTCAACACCACTTCCGGAACGAAATATGTTGAAAGTAGCGACAAATTCTTCTCTCGTCAGGATATTGATGTCTTCATGATCAGTAACCTTGTCAAGTTCTACCCGGATTCCCGAGCTGATAAAATGGCTATCTTCTGTAAGGATTCTTCTGATAATGATGTCATCTTCGTCTTCCCTCTGGAACAATGTGCAGAACTGAATGGAGCCATGCACATGGGTGATTTCACCGACAATTTCGAGCAATATAAGGTAGAGTCGTTTGATTATACAGTTGATGATGTAGTGGAACTATCCAATAAGATCTATACATCAGAGTCTGATAATGCCTTCTATTTCCCATTAAACGGAATCAATACCGTAGGTATCGGAACCATACAGGGAATAGCCTCCACCACGCGTGCGCTCTCTCAGGGACAGTTCGGTCAGTATCCATTAATGGCATTCTCTACCGATGGTATTTGGGCTATGGAAGTCTCTTCCAAAGGCACCTATAGCAGCATCCACCCGATTAGTCGTGAGGTTTGCAGCAATCCGAAGTCTATCACTCAGCTAGACCAGTCCGTGCTTTTCGCCACAAACCGCTCAATCAGTCGCATAGCAGAGTCACAGGTGGTTTCCATGTCCGATGTATTAGATGGTCCCGGCTTCAACATTTCCGGCACTCTAGGCAAATTCCTTAACTTCTTCAATGATACTGAGGAGGATAGTGATACCGTCAAGTCTACCAAGGCTCAGATGCGCCAGCTCATAGATTTCACCTCTTCGCCAATAGAGTTCTTCCAGCGTTGTCAGGTCATCTATGACTATAAGAACTCTCGCATCTTATGCCTGGATGTTACACAGACGAGTAAGACCTCTACGGCTGATACGGTGGCCCTCTGCTATTCTATCAAGGATAATGCCTGGAGCACTTTCCTTATACAGAACGTGCTCACAGCTATCAATTCCTACCCACACCCCTACATACAATATAGGGATGGCAGCGTGATGGTGCTCGATAAGGGTTACGATTACGAAGATACAACAGAGTATCATGGTATCATAGTTACTCGTACCTTGAAGTTCGATGAAGATAACGTACCTGATTCCATTACAGGCTATATCCATTCCCTCACGTCTGGCAGCATACCAATCATGTGGTTATATGGTAGCAATGATAATCAGAATTGGCATTACATCGGTCGCTTGGGTTGCATGAAGTCCAGCTACATGGCTACTCACAGCTATCGTTTCTTCCGAATCGCCCTATACCTGAAGATGAAATCCATGAATCAATACTTTGCTACGCGCCTCGAAATCATCAGGCGTTTTAGCAAGTTCTAGCAGAAAAACCACCGTTCCATGGCATTCTAAGCCATGTAAAAAACAAGAGCCTTCGCAAATCAGGAGTAATCCCGAAGCGAAGGCTCTTTCCATAAACACACCTAAAACGAAAGAAGAAAAAAAGTTTCATTAAGTAAAGCCACCGTTCCAGGCGATTCTATCGCCTGTCCCCAATAGCCTCTTAGGTAAAGCTAGGCCGTCTCAAAGTATAGTTATCCCGGCTCAGCAGGTTGCTCTTAATATTATTGAAGTCTGCTGTAGCACTATTCCCATACTGTCCAGCCTTGTCTGCATACTGATCCTGCAAAAATTGGCTCATCGTATAGTCAACGATATACCGGTGCATATTGCTCTTAAGCGCATCCGTCACAGCCACGTTCCAGTTCGGAATCTCCAGTTTCAGGGTAACAGTCTCATAGATACTTTCCTCCCGATCATTACCAGCCTTAGTTACGGTAGAAGTCACTTCCTCATCTTCCTGGCCGATGATGCTTGTGGTCACTACCTCCGTCCAAGTTCCGTTCTTGTTATCGGTATACACATACTTTCTTGTACCCTTAACAAGTCGCTCAAGATTGTTGTTATCCTCCACTCTACCTGAGGTCAGATAACGCTGAGCTGCAACCTTGATATTACCGATGGCTTCCGTTACGGCACGATTAATAATACTGCGAGTCTCTTTACTGTCAGGGCTTTCGATAGTGGCTCTGATGTCCTTCTGGGCATCATCCACCAGTCCCTGGCTCAATACATAGCATCTGGCAAGTATGTCATTGCATGCCTGCTCCATGCTAAAGTTCAGTGTAACTAATTTACTATCCATATTTCGAAATATTTAGATGATTAATAAATCTACCTCAGTTCATAAGGCGGCCTGCCTCCGCTCCAGTCTACACGATCCTGATGAAAATGCTGCGAAACGAAGTCCTGATTACGCTCAGACCCTTTCGGCCCACTCTGGCCATCCTTATCTACTTCGTCCACATTTCGAGCCTCAGCATCCAGTTCATTCTTACTTTTAGCATCAGCATCTATACTGCGACTTTGAACAGCAAGTTCGCCATTCTCTTTTTCATCAGTATCTACAGACCGCCCGGAAGTTGCCTGCGCATTCTCCTGCTTACCTTTCTCATCCCCACTTCTTGCCGAAGCCATAGGAGAAGAACCAGCCTTCTCGTCACCGTCTACCGCTCTAGATGAAGTATCACTGGCAGAAGAGACTTCTTTCGTTGTATCATCGGCTTTTCTTTCAGCCTCAGCAAAGTTAAAGTCTTTCTTTAACAAAATCTCTTTAATGGCGTCAAGGTCACTCGCTCCCATACTAGCATAGTCTGTATGAGCCATATCCGGAAAATCACTCAGCCATCCGGCAATAATGGCATGCACCAGGTAGTTCTGAATCTGATTGCTCAGCACACCACTTAACCTTGGTGGCCAAGCTGCAAGTGTCACTATAGTGATTGAGAAATCATCCGCCAGAGCCTGCAAATCAAACTTCTGTGTTGTCGAAGAAGAAAACCTTGCAAGAAAATTCTCTAGGTCGGTTATCGCCTCCCTGTAGTATATATCCAGTTTAGCCTCTTCTGCATCACTGGCCCATACGCTTTGGAAGTCCACATCTGGGTTATGCTGCGCAATGGTGGCAGTAAGTCCTTCTACCACGCCCATCACGCTTTTCTTGATGATTTTAATTGTTATTGTCTTCATACTTAACATTTTTTCTTCGATGCCATAACCAAACAAGAATACCTGTTGTGATGGCTATGATGATACCTACTAACGCACCAAGACTTACCTTCCCTATAGTCACAAGTCGCTGCTCATTCTTGGTCAGTTCTCGCCTCATGATATTGATAGAGTCTTGCTTCAACCGAATCAACGAATCTTTTTGAACCACAAGATGTTGATATTTATCTACCTTCTTAGATATGATGTTAATGGAATCCTTTAACCTCAGCACCTCTTTTGTGTTCCTGTTGGTCACAACAGAGTGCCATGACTCTGTCTTGATAGGCTTTCCATTCTGGTCTACAGTGGTTGAAGTACTATCCTTTGTATGGGTAGTTTCCTTGACAGATGTTTCGTGCTCCTGGCTCCTGCTATTTGCCATCTGCTCAAAAGCAGAGATAAATCGCTCCTGCCAGGAGGCATCCAAACTTTTGTTCTTTGTTTGGTCCGTAATATAATGTTCCTGCGTCACAGTCTTCGTCTTACAACTCGTCAGAAACAACATTGAGAAATACGCTATCCAAACGAACAGGTAGATAATTAAATGTTTCGATTTCATAAGCTATGAGATATTGAGTGCTCGCTTTGACCTTTTCAAATACTCCTCGCATTCGTCCAGACCATTATAGCCACCGTTAATTTTCCGTCTTATTGCTTTCAGATTATCCTCGTCTGCCAATTCATTGCATCCGAAAGTATCGAATATCCACATTGAGGAACGTGTGGCACCAAGAGGCTGCTCCAAGAGGTCGGGCTTCTTCACTACATCATAGCCACAATATCCGGCATACTTGCTGTAGTTGGCTCGCCCTGTTATCTGTATCAGCCCACGCCCCTTAAACCTTACACCATCACCCTTATGGGTGTTACCAAGGTCTTTTCTTCCCTCATACGCCTTTCCGCTGGCAATCTCCTTGGTATATCTCAGTTCACCGCTCTCATGGGCAATCTGAGCCAAGTAGTGCGCCCATCTCAAAGGCGTGTTTATTTCAAACTCCTCGGCAAATCGGTTCAGGTATGGCAGAAACTTCTCTGCCCTCTTCCCTGCGTTAGGCATTGCCATCAGCAGCTGCTCCAATCTGATTTCCTTCATTTCCATTTTCTTTATTGTTTTTATATTCTTGATACTTCTTAAACATCGGGAATTTCTCTACGAATCCTAGAGTAAGCGCATAATAAGCATATTCCACAAGTTTGTAAAATGGCGTATCAGGCACTAGCATCCGTCTCAGGTTCTTCAATATGTTGGTCGTGAACAGATAGGTTGCAGCTATACACACCCACTTCACGCAAAACAGAGCCTCAGTATCCGAATGCAGGAAGTGACCGATAATGAACAGAGCTGCCACCGTCACAAAGAACACCGCACAACAGACGAAGAACATACCGAATTTCTTCCAGCTCCATTCTTCACCGTTAAACACTGCAGCCACGATGCCGAACACCAGGTTCAGCCCAAATAATACCATCATGGCAATCATAAAATCCCTGATGGGAACCAGCAGACTCAGAAAAGTCCATATCGTCCCAATTAAGTAACCTCGAATATCATTCATTTTCTTTTTCATTTATCCGTCCCCACTCCGTTATGGAAACGATGCAAATTTAAGCCATCATTCCCAGTTATCTGTGATAAGTTGCGCAACTTCATACGAAAAAAGAGAACACAAGCCCATTTTCTGCCTGCATTCTCTTCTTCTGATAGTTTTCTTTTATATATCTCTAGTCATTATGGAAATAATTTAGTGATTGAAGTACCCCCAAGCCTTACAATGCCCATAAGGATTATCATCGTCCCTCAGCCAGTTCACGGCTAGATCCACCATCCGGTCCATCATCTGCTCCTCGCTGTCCTCCGGGAACCATTTCTTCATCAGATTATAGTTGTCAGAGTAGATCATGTTCAGAACCACGGCAAAATCCCATTGGTTGTAAGGTCTGATCTCGTCCTTCACCGTCTCATAGATCTCCTGAGTCTTAGCTGCGGTATAGTAAGGAGCACGATGCTCTACCTCCTTGTCATCCTCAAACACCATCTTCTTAATCTGAGCCTCAGCAAAGAAGTCGTTGAAGTGGCAGTTACCCACAACCCCATAAATCTCCTTATACAGTTTCAGGAGGTCATTTTCCTCTGCGTGCATGGCCACAAACTTGCCGATGATCTTGGTTACCTTCACCATCTGCTCCGGTGTGGCGTCACTCTGATATTTTGTGATAAGTTCTACTAAGTTCATATCATTCTTGTTTTTGTGATTTGATGTATTTGAAAATCTCTTCCAACTTGTTATCCATATTGTCGAGTCTTTCGTTGGTTTTCTGCTGGTCACGAAACGTTGTGTCCAACTCTGAGAGAAGTTGATCACAGTCCTTTACGGTCTGCTCGAAGTCCGGCATCTTATTAATGATGTCATTTGCTTGATTCTTCAAGGCGTTCACCTCGTTGATGATACTCTCCTTGCTACAGGAAATTACAAGGGTGTCACTGTATGCTGTTTGCTCAGTATCAACTACCGAATAGGTTGACTGCTTTCCGTCTTCCGTCTGAACATTCACCTTCACGTTCATGGTGCCAAAATTTGGCATGCCAGGCATCTGTGGCATCATGTTGGGTTTGCTACCACTAATATCAGGGCTTGGAGTATTCATCACTTTACCCTGCTTGAATTTTCTAGTCGCCCGGTCAAACAAAAAGACCGGGAAACCTGCCTTTAAATCTTTAAATATCATAATCGTATCTTTTTAAATGGATAATGCGGGGGAAACGATGGCTAACAAACCATCCATCCCTTCCCCCTATAATGATACTAAGCAGTAGTCAATGCTACGGTTAGACTGTCAAATATGCTCAGGCCTCTAGCCTTTCCGCATACCACATCGTTAGCCTTTTGCGTTCTGCCTACACTGGTGATGGTCACAGCCGTTGGCAGAGCTGTCTGCCCTTGGAAGGCTGCTACCCATCTTTCCGTGTAAATCAACGGCTGTGCTCTCATCATGTTTTTGTTGCCTGTTACAGGCGTAATGATGAAGATAGTTGCCACGATAGGCACAAACACCGTTGTACCGTTAAGGATAGGCTGATCATAACTGTAAGTTATGCTAGCCTGTGGCTGCACGTTGCCGTTCACGCAATAAGGTCTGCAAAGCTTCTCATTGTAAGTAGCTAAGACTGAAACTTGGTTGGCTACCAATGCTGTAGTAGCCAAACCCACTGGAGAAATCTTGTTCATACCACTACGCTTCTGTTTCATTCTTTACTTTTTTACTGATAGCCACCTGATACACCGGCGCCACATCCGCAACCGCCATTCATCAGATTGGCAAAGTAGATGTTCTGCTGCAGCTGTGAGTTCTTGAACTTCAAGTCCTGAATCTCGTTGGCTTGCTCCTGGCTCCAATGCCCTGTCAAGGTGTCGATGATGCGCTGGGTGTTGTTCTCACCTGCTCGGATGACGTCACACTTGTCTTGCTGCATCTGGAAACCGAGGTTCGAAGCTGCTCTTTCTATACCAGTGTTGGTATAGCTAAAGCCCTGCTGCATCTGGTTAACGATGTCCTTCTGGCCCATCTGGTTCTCATAACCCATACGGATAATGTTCTGCTGCGTCTGGCAGCAGCAATCCTTAAGCGCAATTGTCATCTGCAAGTTACCCTGCGAGATAGCGTTGATTACTCGCTCTGCCGAGTATCCTACCTGACCACCAAGCTGCTGGATGCCTGCCTGGATGCCACAGATAGAGTTCTGCAAGGCGTTGAAGTCACAGTTCAGATTGCTTGCCAACATCTTAAGGTCGTTACCATTACCCTGGATGGCACCCATCAGCAAGTTGCTATTCTGGTTGTCTGCCATCTGGTTGCGCAAACTCTCGATTTGACCCTGAATCTCCGCACGCTGCACGTCTGCGCCATTGTCACGATTGTTCCAGTCTGCACCATACATATAGCGCATCATGCCCATCATCATCATGTAGGCGAACGGATTGTTCCACATATCATCATCGTCACGGTTACGCATCATAGCCGCCATTGCCAAAGGATTGCTGTCACGATTTGCCATCGCTCCAAGCAAACCACCCATCATTGCATCGTTGCAACAAGAGGTAGTCTTAATTACTTCTTCTGCCATAATTCCTAAAGTAATAAAAGTTGTACATTTTGTTTATTCACACATGTAATCGATTACGGCAGCAAAGTTATCCCAAAATATCTACATGTTTCATAACTCTGTCAAACATTCTTTTAGTGGCTGATTTCCAAAGATTTAAGGTGACATAAACCCATATCAAAAAAGAGAAGCCTCATCAGCTTCTCTTCATTATTCTGTTATTTACCCATAAAATAAGTGATGATGGTTCCAGCAATCGCTATCACATTGATAAATGTTAGCCACGCAAACAACCACTTCTTGCGTTTATAATCTCCTGTCCACCAAACAAAGATATTAAACGAAACGCTCAACATTATAATGATAGTACACTCTACAAATAAAAATGTTACCATATTCATAGGGCTTAGTTCTTGTTTCTTTTCAGTCTTTTCTTGATAAACTCTCTAACATCCCATTTCTTGAAGAAATGAGAATGATCCCCAGCGTTCCCCACGCTTTCCAGCTCCCCATCAGCGATAGCCCTTCTTAGGGTAGATTCGCTGATATGCGCCTCTTTCTTTACCTGCCCGGCAGTCATATAAGGATTCAGCATGAACGGAATCTGTTCACAAAGATTGTCCAGATCGTCATCGCTCATACCGCAAGCCGTAACCTTCTCCCCATTCTTCTGCTGTTCTGCTGCCTTAAAGCAAGCATCGCTCAATGATTTCAATGCCCATCCCAGGGTATCATAATTCAGTACCTTCTTCATAAGTCTTCTTTTTTCAATATTATTCCTAAAAATCTCTGTTATTCTCCGATTATCTCCAGCATTCTCTATCAGGAGCAAATCTTTCTGCCCATCTTCGTTTCATTAACAAACATTTTAGCAAAGCTATACAAATAGAATATAGCTGTCACGACCATGACCGTAAAGCAGGAATCCACCATATCTTTAGTTGTGTACCAATTCCACTCTACAATATGAGCCGCATTGATACCTAAGAAGTATATAAATGGAATGCGATACCGCTGGCACAAGAAGAAAAATCTACTTGCCAGTATCGTCACCATCGGCAGGACGTAAACCATGAAATAAATAAAGATATAGCAAGGCATATTTTCATTATATGGGATAAACATCTCACGTGGATGCTGAGAGAACTCCCAAATGCCGTATGCGTGGAAGAACATAATAATGATAGGCACATACTTGCAGAACCAGCGGAAGAACTTTAATATTCTCCTGCTATACCGATTACCATGCTTCTTAAGCATATTCATCAGTTCTGTCACATCAATGTCCTTTATCAACCGTTGGACTTCGGCTTCTTGTTCTTGTGTCATAAAAAACCTCCTTTTCTTAGTTGTTGATTACAATTATAGTTCTTAAAGTAAGAATTTGGCGCAAAATTACAACTTTCTGCGCATTTTTATTCATTTTGCGCAATATCTTATAGTTAAACTTTGCTAAAGTAACAATCTGTAAGCAAATTATTTTTGAAAGGGCTCCGATCATACAGATTGCAGCTCATTTGTTATGTACATCTGTGAGAATAGTGATTGACCTATAAATAATAAGGTGTAGCCCTATAAAGAGTTACACCTTATTATATTTATACCCATCTGATCATAGCTTATTCTCCTAACATAGAGTTTACCATCCCTTTAATGGCTTCATCGGTCATGCTCTCTTTGACAGAGGCATCACCGCTAATCGATTTCATCAGCATGCCTATCCAAGGATTGTCACTCTCCATGGTAGATTGCATCTGTTCCTTGTAGGCATCATAAAGCTCGCCCGATTCCTTGTATTCCAAAAGAACCGTGCGCAAGGCTTTCACCACGTAGTTATCCATCAGCAATGGATTGTCCATTGCCGATGATAATTTAGTAAGAAGCACTGCAAGTGCTTCATGTAATTGTTTCTTATTCTTCTTCATATATCTATTTTTTAAGTTTCTAAACTCTGCGACTTATAGTTCATTCACCTCTGCTCTCTTTTTGTTCATCTTCCTTTGGCTCGTCAACCTCCCGGAAGTCCTCGGGCGTGTCAAGGTGGGGAACGTCCAACTTCTCCCCACCAATGAAATACGAATACCCTAGATAAATCTCTTTTCCATAGCTCGTGCCATCTGCGATGCGCTCGAACGTCTTGCCATCATCAGCGATGATGTGCTTGCTATTGTTCTTGTCTATCTTCATATCCTAATCGTTTATATTGTTAATCCATACTTCTGTCTCTCCTCGTCCGTCAACTCGCTCCAACCGACAATCTTGCCTGCAAAAGCACTCCAGTTCGTTGCCGTCTTGTATGTCTCTATCGCTGAATCGGGAACGTAAATCTTCGATACAGTAGAAGGAATGCACTCTGTATCTATTGTTGCTGGTGTCTCTGTTCTTCCTATGATTTTTTCTATCGGGCACCCCTCGTAAACATGCATATGACTTGCGGCTGGACTCTTTAAGCTGACTGGTAGTAAACCAACAGTCAATTTAGTTCTTTCGAATGTTCCCATAAAAGCCAGTATAGGATTTTTGTCGAAGATGTCAAATGGAACTTCTTTTAACGAGGTACATTGTTTGAACATTCCTGCACTCCAACCACCATAGTAATAATCAATGAATTCCAGCTTTTTCATCTTGTCGAACAATCCACGTGGAACGCTCTCTATGGTTTTACAACCTTGAAAAGCAGCTATGGAGGTACTTACATTTTTAAAATTGTCAAACAATCCAGCAGGAATAGACTTGAGCTTAAGGCAATTTTGAAAAATACCTTGTCCGTTATAATCACTGAGGCTAGTAGAATCACCCTTTAAGGAAAAAACGGATTTTGGTATTTCCTTTAGACTACTACATCCATAAAAGAAGCTTTTTATAGATAATGAATTGAGACATACGTCTTCACTTACATACTCCAATTTACTTTCTTCCATTAGATTTTCTACACCTATAGGTGTATTTCCAACCGTCCAAAAGGCTACTATGCCTCCAAATGTCACCTGTGCATTTTTTCCTTCGACAGAATCCAAAGATACATTATGGAAAGCATTACCATCCGTATAAGTGTGCGAGCCTTCATTACTTGTACTTCCATCTCCCCAATCTATATTGACAGAACCACCTGAAGCAGTTATAGACACAGAGTTACCAGTCAACAAAACTTGCATCTTTCCATTAGGCTCTGGCTTCATCGTCATTATATCAAATTCAATATTGTAAGTCTTTGATATTGTCGTGTCCGATTCAGACTGAATGGTTCCTCTATCTTCGCCTCCACTATATCGGATAACGTAATCGTAGCGTTCTCCTTCTGTCAATGGCACTTTTACCGTTCCTGAAGAAAGGTCGTATGTCAAGCCATTGATTTCCACGGTCGCTCCTTTTATTGCTCCGTACTGGCTTACCACGTTGAAGGTGGCGAATATTGTTTTCAGTAGGGTTCTTGCTGTGATTGTCAAATGAGGGAAAATGCTCTTCATTCTCTCGATGTCTTCCTCATTAGCTTTAAGCACAGTATATTTTCCGCTCAAATATGCGATTGAAGTGTACTCCCCATTGTCTCCGACACCCTTGATGCTCGACAGCTTGTTGAGTATCGTGAAATTGACTTTCAGTGCATCGATGTTGATGAATCTTACGTATACGAGTGCATTGTCCGAGGAAAGGATTTTCTCGGCAATGTCTAGTGGCTCGATATTCGGGCAATTCTCTATAACAAGCGTGGTTACGTTCGCCCACGAATCGACTGATAGACCAGTACCAAGCTTTGGCTGGTTCTTTAAAGTCAAGTTGGTAATGGTGGCTGGGAGTTCCAAAATTCTTAGCACTCCACCCTCAGCAAGATTCACGGCTGTAGCCTTCGTCCCCTTCGCATACACTTCCTCTATGTTCTCGCAACCGCTCACGTCAATGCTTGTTGTATAGTTAGGACAGTTCTGAATGTCCAGCTTGCGTAACTTCGCATTGTTGCCAAGCGAGAGAACGCTGAAGTTTCGATTTTGATAGCCTGCCTTGGAAGAGCCAATAATTAACTCCGTGATATTCGTTGCCTTCGATACATCAACCGTGCCAACGTATAGAGCCGACAAGTCTCCAATAGTCTTAATCATAGAGGCATTGTAGATAATGGTCTCGGTGTCGTTGAACTTGATGCCAGCAGGTGCAGTGATAGTCTTCACTTCTCCCTCTCGCATTCTCTCACTCTTGGTCACGCTACCCCAGCGAATAGTTCCATACATTGCCGAGAACGCACCGATGGTGATGTCTGCCTTTGGCTCGACACCTGCCCATACACTCGGTGTGTATGTTCGGAAAGTAATGTAGTCAGACAACGAAGAGCCTGCCTGGAACTTAGAATCCATGTACTTGAATCGGTTGTAGAGCCACCATCTTCTGTGTGCATCTCGGCTACCTTGGAGGGCATAGAGAAACGCACCAGTCTTCACGGTCTGCGCAGTTCCAGTGGAATAGTCCGTATATCCGTCAATCAAAGGCGATTCGTACTTGAAGTACCCGTCCTCATTGTAGACACTCTCGCACCACTTGTCGCTCTGTCTTGTATTGCAGAACTCTATAGTCTTGTCGTAACTTAGAATGCCCTTCTGACGCAAGTCTTGGTACATCTTCGTGATGTCGGAAGAAAAAGCCTGTTCCACAAGCTCCCAAAGCAAGGAGTTTGCACCGTTCCATACATTCAAGTTACCGATAATGTCATGTATTTCTATATCGTAGCTAAACTGAATTGCGCCCTCGTTATTGATACCGAAGACCGTATCATTATCATAGAAGATAAAAAGCCACTTTCCACCAACATAAAATGTTAAGAACTGGTTCTTCGCTCTTTGGTCAACCATTCCGAAAACCAAAGTGATGACGTAGTAGAAAATTATCGTCTTCTTGTCAAAATGCTCAGCGAACTCTGTCTTGAACTTCTCTATATTGTCCTTGCATGAAACCACCCAGGTGAACACTTCCCTCATGTGGGAAATATCCTCGTTTCCATCTGGATAACGACTCTCGAAATCGTTCTTCCATCCGTCGCCGCTGAAATCGGCTGAACGGAAATTTGAGCGGTCGCTGGTGTTGTTCAGAAACTCCCATGATTCGTCCCCCTCCGAAAAGCCGAATGTGTTCTCTGCGCTCTTGTCGGTGTTGAAATTGTACTTACCGATGAACAGAGGTGTATCACCTGCGCTAGCACGATGGAAAATCAAGCAAGGCTCTCCGTACACCGTGGTACGTATCAAACCGTTCTTCTTTTGTGGTTCAGTCAAGATGCCCGCCTCCTTGAGCATCCACCCGATATAGTTAGCCAAACCGGTATTGTGTGTTCCGCTTGATTCTGCGAAGTCAGCCTTCCAGCAGAAGTTAACGGCAGGCAAAACGGCATTCTCGTCCAGCGTAAAGGCATCCTCGTGCTTTCCGCTATCCGTCATATTGAAACCCTTCTTAAACTGCCCCTTATAGTTCTTTCGTGGGTAGTACTGGGAAGATGTACCCTGCACGTTCAAAACAACATCATCGGCAGTAAAACTCTTCTCTGGATGATTCTTGTCAACGTACTCAATGCTCACAGTTTTCTTGTCTCCCTTAAACTGCGATAACTCGCCAGTAATGATAAGGCAAGGTATCTGCTCCAGCATCTTAGAATAACTCAAATTGCCGTATGTATCATAGACTTGATTACGGTTGAAAATAGCCAGTTTCTTGTCTATATCGTCCATATCTGCAATATAGTTATCCAGTAGCTGCTGTGCATTGAGGTTGTTAGAATAGCTCCTGATGTTGTAGATGTCTATAGCGGCTGTCGATGATACTACGGTTATGTCCACTGGTGATGGCTGAACGAATCCGTCATTGGCTGGGTATTGCAGTGACTGCGATTTGATACCGTTGATATAAATCTGCATCAATCGGTTGTTGGCTCGCTTTTCAATCACGAAGGACACACGCACTCGCTCATCCTCCTTGTACTTGGTCTCCAGTGTTGACTGCTCCGAGGTTAGGGATATTGTGTTCGGTGTCAGTCGCAAACCAATGCCACCCTGCTGACAAGAGAGAACAACACCTTCATAGTCTATAACTTGGCGAACAGCAAACTCAATCTCTATGGTCTTGCCAGTCTGTCTGATGTCCTTAGAGAATAATTTCAAAGGGATGGTCATTGCTGCTCCACCGCTCAATCGCATGGCTGTGTTGCCGTCCTTATCGACTATCCATCCGTTGGTTATGTAGTTCATTTCAGAGAACGAAGCTGCAATTCCGTTGTTCTCCCATGTTTCCCTGTCTGTGTCCTGATTGCTCCTTCCCTGTGATGTCAAGAACAACTCAAGGTTCTGAGTTTCTGCCTCCGATGTGATAGAAGACTTGTCTACAGTCAATGAGAATGTCTTGCTTACACTTCTGCAAGTTATCGTCATAGTGGCATCTCCTTGGCTCATAGACTTGTATACCCACGATTGCTTAGTTCGGTCAACCTTTCGGGTTGCCACGATGGAATCGTTAATCTTCAAAGCAATGTCTGCTGGGTTGTTCAGTGGGTCGTAGACCACAAAAGGAATGGAAACCGTCTCGTACTGCTTCATGTGTATATGTTCCATGGTGCTAGCGATGATTGGGGTTTCGTTTCCTTGCTCGATACAGACGAGTGCAAAGTTAAGGTGATTACTCTTCTGTTCCGAACCCTGCACGGATGCGGACAGATAAACTTCCAGGCTATGCGCTCCGTGCGCTTGCGCTGGAATATCAAAAGTCTGCTGACGGTTGTTGACCTCAGTTTCTTCTTGGTGTATCTCCTTGCCGTCCAAAATAATGTGTACGGTCTTCTTGATGTTGCCGATAGGAGTGTAAACGAAAGGTATAACACCTTCGTACGCAGTCACGCTGTCGAAGCTGGAAGATACCATAAGGTTGACCATCGTCACTTCGTAAACATAGCTTCTAGAACTTCCCTCTGCATTGTCTATAGTAAATCTAATCTCGGTTACGTCCTCCCCGATGTACTTAGTTACGTCTATAGTGTATGTATTACCAGAGCGCAAGGTTATTCTCTCACGCTGCTTACCTGCAACATAGACAGTGCAAGAACCACTAACCTGAGAAAGGTCATCTTCATTCTCGTAATAAGACAAATACTTAAACTTAAAAGTCTCTTCACTCCCAGCGGTCGTATACTCGCTAGGTGTGACTAATATCGTATTTTTCATTGTCGCTTGTGTAGCTCCGGTGTTCGGAAGCTGAACTTGCGATACAACTAAATCTTCGTACTTTTCCGTGTCGGAATTATACTTTTTCATGGATGCTTCGTCTGCGAATATTTGCAAAAACTTCTTATCTTTAATTTGTACGCATCCACCCTTCTTGGTGAAGGTCTTCTTGATGAGTTCCTGAACTCGTCTGCCCGACACTGGAAGGTTTCCTGTACTAGCATCCCCTCCCCAGTCAGTGTCTAGAGTTATTGGATTGTCAAAAACTTTTCCCATTGTTTATAATTTTATTTGTTTTTCCACCCTTCGTTATCTATCCACGGCTTCTCGTTTACCCAATAGCCGGCACCGAAACAAGAACGTATTGCCTGCCAAACTAGTTTCGTACCTTGATATACTGCTACAATAATCCTGCCCTTGGCTAGTATTATAGCGATGTCATGCCCAAATGCCCTAATCATCCCTATTCCTCCTCGTAGACAAAATAAATCTTGCTTTCGTCCTTGTTGATTGAATTGTATTCATTCTCTCCGAGGACGACAAGTCTGTTTTCTAAGTCGCTGAGTTTATCACTCACTGTTTTCTGAGACATTACCTTATCCTCAGACTTTCCTAGTTGCTGAACCACTTCCAGCAAAGTAGAGTTTACCCAGCTATTGCCATTCTCAGAATAAAGCACATTGATACCCTGAGGAACGACGAGATCACCAAAGTTTTTATACGTACCAGCTACGGTCGCAAAATAATACATCTTGGTACCGATAGCCTTAGCTGGCACAGTGTCAAGACTAGCCACGCCCATATATGTAGCACCTCTAATGAGTTTAAACTTCTCAATAAGACTCGTTATCAACTCATCCCAATAACTATCTCTCTCGGCATTCACACACCAAGTGCCTCTGGGCGCATTCCAGTAATGTGCCCAGCCTTCTATCACCACAAAGTCGCCAGCAACACCTCCTGTAGGGAACTTCTTGTTCACCTCATAGATGCTGCCAAAATCACCCTTGTAGTGAGGACTTGTTTTATCTATATCGTTAGCCATAAAATATTATATTTGAGATAATTGGTTATACTTTTCTGCCAGTTCGCTTTCCTTCTTACTTACAAGGAAGATTGAAACGGCACGATAGATAAGATATTTCTTGCATTCATCTGTCAGGGAAAGGATGACCTTCTGGTCGGTCACTTCGTTTTCATGCCCAGCATCAGTAGAATACACATTCTCTAACTTTTGATAAGGGATATACGTGAACAGTTCAACCTCATGATCATATACAGCTCCAACAGGTGCATGGTTGGCATCATACCTTCCGGCAGTCCAGTACATCAGCACTCGCTTTCCTGTAGTTGGCGATGTGGTAATCATGCCCTTTGGTTTCTGTGGCGTTCCCCTGGTCCACCGGGAGGCTTGCATCTGAGCCTCCTTGCTGCCCGGTTCCATCAGCATAGTCAGCGTGCTTTGCCAACTTTTCAGTTTCAGTTCTACCAATCTCAGCCAATCTTCAGGAATTGTCAGGCTTCCATGACCATCTGTAAACTGTGTTTGGATAGCATCATAATCCTGCTTGCCGCTTTCGTTCAGCGAAACTTCCACCCTTTTGGGGAGAATCATCTGTGCCGGTGCTTGCAGCAAAATCTGTTGTGCTGCCGTTTCAATGGCTTGCTTCATTTCCGTGTCCGAATCATCCGTAATGATGTCATTCACCTCATCATGGATCACTTCGTCCATGGCCACGCGCATTTCCTTCACAAGATCACTCATAAGAACTTCCATAAGCAAGAAACCTATTAAAAATTATAAACTACAAACTAAAACTCAATCACCACACCCAGCTCTTTAGCCTTCTCCTTCACACTCTGAGGTGATTTCAGTTTCCTTACATCTACCTTATATGTCTTCTGGAGATAATTTTTTGCCTTGGTGATGTTCTCGAAATGAAGGGCATTCTCGTCCTTCACCTGCTCTTCATTTTGTTGTTGAACCTGCTCCTCTTCCGGCTGGCTCTCATCAATGATACGGCCTGCCTTCGTAAGAGGGTGCTTCCTGATGCATTCTGCCACCTGCTTGCTATCCGTAATGTACGAATAGGCATCGTTGCCGCACCGCTCAAACTCAATGTTCTTAATCAGTCCGCTCGGCAGAGTCACCACAAAAATGAGCATGCTCTTAGCTACAAATCTATACATATCTATTTGTGTTTATGGTGAGAAGGGATAGTGAGACTGCATTAGCCTCAACTATCCCCTAGATTGATATATGTAGAAAACTATCAGTTTCCTATACGATGATTACGCTGCCTCCTGAATCTCCTCATCGGTCACGCCATCACCAGTGAAGACTGGTCGGGCAACACGCGCATGAGCATCCGGGAAGGTCAGTACCCAGCAGCTATACTCCTCCATCACAACACCTGCTGTGTTACGAATCAAGAGATCCTTAGCGTTAAACTCATTTCTGGTCCATGTGCCGAATACATACTTATCTAGATAACGAGCATCCAGGCAGAAAGCTCTACCATCCATACCCCAGGAGTTAAAAGCATCGTGACGATAAATCAGAATCTTAGTACCCATACTTTCGAACTTCTCGAAATCAAGTTTCCAACCCTGATAGTCCTTTTCTGTCTGTGTAATGATACGCTTGTTAGAGCGAAGGTTAGCAAATGCCTGATAAATCAAGTTGTCAACAAAGAGGAGTTTGGTACGGCTAGAGTTACCTGCACCCTTCAACATAGCAGCAATAAACTGAGTCAACTCTTTCTCGCTGATTACATACTCGTATACCTGCTTCACAACCTCAGTTGCACCATCAGAGTTTGTAACCTTTACCTTCGTTGTTACAGGAACAAGATCGCCTTTATCGTTCCTTTGCATCTTTGGCTCCCAGTGACCTATCTGCAAATCCTTTCCAGCTTCCCAGAAGATGCCGCCCATAGTGTATACCATACCAACATCCTTTCCACCATTCGACTGAGAACGATAGCCAAAGAGACCACTCAACTCCTGGCCCTGACGCATATCGTCCATCGCCATTTTCTCCTGTCTGGTGAAGTCCCACTGAACCTGGGTCTTCATCATACGGTCAATAAGAGATTCCTCTACCTGCATAATGAATCGCTGGCAATACTGGAAGCTCTTGTCAGGCATAGAATAGTAACTACCTGTTTCAACCTCCTTTTCTCCAGCGGCTCTACCAAGGCGCATTACTACTGTTCCAATGGCAATATCCTCAGGAATGTCTCTGTTACCACGTGATGAATTCTTTTTGCCATTCAGTGCATAACAGGTTGGATTACCATCGTTGTCAACAGACGTAACTCGCAACTGCAGAGGAATCATCTTGCTTCTGTCGGTACCATTATCATCATAACCCAGCATGCCGTTAACCATGATAATATCACCAATACCAAACACAGTAGGATTTTCTACCTTAAATGTCACTGAGCCACCACTTGTAGTTTTAGCAAGTTTCTCAGTTAGTTTGGTTTTGATTGGTCGCTGACCGATGGAATAATATTCGATGCGGTTGCTGTCAACAGGAGTCATTCGTTTCGAAGCTCGAAGAATCTGATCGATAGGGCAACTCTCCAATTTCATTTCTACCACGGTTGGGTTAACATGTGCTACATAGTAGTCCCAATTTCCCATTTTTTCCTGCTGTTCCTGACTAGCAGCTGCCCATTTAGGACCAGTACCACCAACACCAGGACCATCTGTAGGACCTGTCGCGCCACCACCACCTTCACCAGATGGAATAGCAGGAGGATTTTCTGCCATTGCATAAGAACTTCCACCACTAAGGATCATGACGAGCACCGCCATCATGAAACCAAACCATTTCTTAAACTGTTTCATAATCTATACATTTAAAATTATTAATTATAAATTTCTTATTCTACATTCCAATCATCTTGCTGTACACCTGTTCTGTACGGCTCTTTTCCTTTGGAAGTGATGGTGCACCACCGCCTCCATCGATGTTGATGTTCTTCTTGCCGCCCTGCTTGCCATCATGCAGTTGTTTCTGCTGGTCAATCTTCTCGTTCTTACCACGCTTGTAGCCTCGCTCCTCTGCATCAGCCACAGCCTTGTCGAAGTCCTTGATTTGAAAGAGGCGCAAAAAGTCTTCCTTCTTCAAGCCATACCGAGCTGCACGCCATACGAAACCATCATCATCATGATCCTCGCCATCATCGCTACGCTTGTAAAGCCATTCTATCAAATCGGTAATCGCCTCAGGCTTCAACTTCGCTTCTTTAATGGCTGCATCAAGTTCGGCATCTTCTTGCTCCATATTGGCTGCAAGTTGCTCATTGTCCTTTGCTAGCTTCTCGCTGGCTTCAAGTTTCTCTTTTTCACTAGCCTTCAAACGAGCCTTAGCCTTCTCGTCACCATTGATGGCATCAACATAGTCCTGACCCAACTCATCAATCATGAAATCGATAAAATTGAAGTCGCTGCCATCGGCATTTTTCTTGGTCACAAGACCTGTCACCAGACTTGGAGCATGAGGGTTTTCCTGCAACATTTTGTTGAAGTCATCCATTTTCTGCTTATTCTGGTCATACTGGTCGTAATCGGTCGAAAGTTGACCATAAACAGCCTCATCATCGTCCATATTCAAGTCCGGATAACGCTGAGCAAGACGTTCTCTGAAAGAATCTCGCTTTGACTTAACATTCTGATTATCAATAGTTTCTTTTGCCATAAATATTCATTTTTAATATTTGTGTGCTAAATTAAGGAAAATTTCGCATTACTTTGTGATAAGTTCTGCATCTTGATGAATTAATTTTGCTGGTATGAAACATCTAAATTCCATATCCGAAATTTACCTTAAAAGAGACCAAGAAATGTATCTGCTCTTTCGTAAGGCCAAGAGGATGGTAGAATATCCTACCACCATGGCTAAGATATGCGATTACATCGCCAAGATGCCTGCCTCTTGTTATTATCTTGCCGATAGCACAGCCTATCGGTATGTATGTAAACGCATCAAAGGAGAAAAGCCTAAATTCGGCAAATACCAAGCCATGAAAGAAAAACTCTTTGAAGATTTCTATCAGGATTTCTTGCGTCTCCGGCAGATGGATCAATACAAGGAATACAATACCAAAAATCTTGTGTATGTATGCCTGAATCTTCCTGCGCCCAATTTGGGTATGGCTCCACGCTACATACAGATGAAAATAAACAATTATTTCCGCAATAAGAAAACATCATTCATAACTCGATAAATCACTTCCATTATGCGTACATTATATATTACACTTCTCATCATCCTCCTGATGGCTTTCATCATTCCGCTTCATGCTTCGCTGGCAGTGTCTCCATCTTCGCCATTATACACCCATTTCGCCTATATGTTCGGTCATGCCAACTTTATACACTGGGGTATCAACGGATGGTGCATATTGATGGTTCATCATCAGTTTCGCTTTCATCGCCTACTGGCTGCATGGCTCTGCTCCGTGTTGCTATCGTTCGTATACTATCCGGCATTACCTGTATTGGGTGCATCCGTATTGATTTCTTTCTTCATGGGATTCTCAGCGCAATGGTATTATCGGTATCACCGCATCTACTTCTGGCAAATGATGCTCGGTATGGCTATAGGTTTCCTCCTCCCTTACATAGCTGGTATCTTCCACATAGTCCTATTCTGTTTAGGTTTCATCTATGCCAAGGCAGAGAGATTTATCCGACATGCCAACACACTTAACATTTAACATTCAACACTTAACATTATTATATATAACGAATGCCTGTAGCAAAATCCTCCTTAAAGGTTCGACCTCAGCAGCAGATTTCTGATAAGAAACTCAAAGAGATTCTTGAAGAAGATAAGAGAAGACTCCAAAGTCTCCTCGCTACTTATCGTCCCATTACAGGAGAGAATGCCCCTGGTCTCCGCTTTGAATGTGTCATCTCGGATTTCTTAAAGGGAAAGAAACTCTGGCTCCCGGTGGAAATGTTGAAGGAAAAGAAGTTCTGTGCCATCATCAAATGTGGTTCTATAGAGGCCTTTTGCGATAAGTACATGCCAGACTTCGACCAAGAGAAGGCTCGTGATGCTGTCTTCCGGTATCTCATCCGCCTGCGCTGTAAGCACGATTTCTATTTCTTCGCCTACGCCTATGCCCGAATCAAGAATAAGGATGGTGGCGAGGATATACCTTTTCTTCTTCGCAATGCCCAGATCAAACTAGCCAAGGTCTTCGAACAGTTACGCCTTCATAGTCAGTACCACTATATCCGTGTCATTCTCTTGAAGTGCCGCCAATGGGGTGGTTCTACCCTCACCGACATCTACATGGCTTGGCTGCAGATCTTCTGGAAGACAAACTGGAATAGTAATATCGTTGGCCACCAGTCTTCATCTGCCACACAGGTATTCGATATGTACGAGAAGCTAATTAATGCCATTCCTACATGGCTCTTCTACGATATTGGTGTACCATTCAAGAACGACCCTCGCAAAATCAAGACATCAGGAACCATACAGAATATCAAGTATCTCATTCCACGCGATTGCAAGATACAGACTGGTTCTGCCCGTAACCCAGAATCTTGTCGTTCTGGTGATGCTGCCCTTGCTCATATTACAGAGGAAGCCTTCTTCCCTAACACCACAGAGTGGACTCCGGCTAAGGTGATCAAGGCTGCATCATCATCTATTCAGCCAGATCCTTTAACATTCATCGTCAGAGAGTCAACGCCTAACGGACGAGAAAACGAGTTCCACGACGCTTGGGTAGCCGCAAATTCAGTAGACAAAGACGGAAAACCACTGTCAGCATTTACTCCTGTCTTCGTGGCATGGTTCGAAATTGAAAAATATATATTGCCATTTGCTTCTGAGGATGAACGTGCCGATTTCGCCATCTGGCTGTGGAAGAATCGCAATGACGAGCAAGGTCATGGTAAGTACTATTGGTGGCTCTACGAATGTAAAGGCGCATCTTTCGAGGGCATCCATTGGTATATTGAGAAGTCCAAGGAGTATGAGACTCTTGACGATATGCGTCAGGAGTTCCCTTCTGATGATGTAGAAGCCTTCCTCTTCTCAGGTACTACAGTCTTCGACCCATACAAGTTGAAGGAAATGGAAGAGGACTGCAAGGGCATCGAGCCTATCATGGTGGGCGACATCGAGGGAGATTCCTACGATGCAGCCGACCCTGCTTGCATGAACAACATCCGTTTCGTAGAGCGTGCTGGTGGACCTCTCAAAGTTTGGGCTGGACCCGATAACTCCGAGATTGTCAAGCACCGTTACGTTGTAGCCTGCGATATTGGTGGTTCTCATAAAACCTCCGACTTCTCAGATATTGTAGTCCTCGACCGCTACGATGAAATCTATGGTGGTGTACCGGAAATCGTAGCTGAGTGGCATGGCCACTGCGATGCCGATCAGTTAGCCATGCGCTGCGCCCAGATAGCTCATTTCTATAATGATGCTTATCTGGTCATCGAGAACAATACCGCCTACTCGCGCATGAACAATACCGAGGGCAATCAGTCAGAGCTGTTCTTCCCTATCCTTCTGCCTCTATACGATAACCTCTATAGCGCATCACAATCCAAACTGAAGAAGGTGAAGAATATCGAAATGAAATGGGGATTCAATACCAACAAGGCAACCAAGGTGGCAGTAGTGAAGACCATGGCTCGCATCATCCGTGATGGTGGCTATATGGAACGAGAACTTGCGGCAATAGACGAATGTACCTATTTCCTCTATTACAAGCAGAACGACTGTTATGGAGCCGTAGCCGGAAAGCATGATGACCGTGTCATGGCGCGCGCCATTGCCCTCTACGTAGAAAAGGATATGCCAGCACCGGAAATCGTTCCATTCCGTTCAAAGTCAGAGATAGAACGTGAACGTCTCCGCAACCGCCCTCCAGTAGTAGCTGAGTTGTCAGGCATAGGTGGGGCAACTAGCCTCTATCTAGCCAGCAGCATGATACGCCCCTGTATAGTCACCGTTCCAGGCGATTCTATCGCCTGTCCATATAAGTTAATAATTAAAAGTAAAAAGAAAAATGAAACAAAGTTATTCAAACCTGCTGCGTAAGATGCTCATAGCCATCTACCAGCCTATCGTCACTCGTATCGAACTTTTCCGTGCCACACGCATGTGGCAAAAAGGAGTCAAGGCAACCATTGCCAAGTATAAAGAATGTGGTGCGCCTCGTTTCTACATGCTCTACGACCAGTCGCATAAAGATTGGGCGATTATGACCTACGATCCTAACCGCAAGTGCATGCTCGCCTATCGAAGATTAGTCCAGATGGGCAAGTGGAAAGCCACTCGCTATTTCAAAAATGTAGAAGACATCAAAGCCGCATCCTACTACTATACCCCTTCCAAGTGGGGAGCCATCGGCTGCGATACGGACAACAAGGTGCGCACAACCAAACTAAAAAACTGGCAAGAATACTACATGTACCGAGTTTCTACCCTGATGTTTAAGTTACGCATATACAAGAAGGAACATGGTATTGACTAAACAAAAAGAAGAGGAGACCATCACGGCTTCCTCTTCACAATCTAACAACCTTAAAAACTAATAAACCTAAAAAAATAAAATAATCTAATCTAAGAACCGAACAACATTTCGTTCAATATTATAAATTAACTAAGAACTTCTTTTCTACATAGCTGCCGAAGGAAGAGCTGCCAAATCATTTGCTCCATCACTGGAATCCTTTAGATGCGTATCAGGTGCTGTTGCCTGTTGTTGCCCTCCATCTGTAGGCATCTGTCCATTGGCTGCTTGCTGTGCCTGAAGAGCTTCTAGCTTTTCCAGTTGTTCCTTGAAGTATTTTCTCATTCTTCCTGTACCAGGGAAATTAGCAACCGTAAGCATGGTATAAGGATCCATCTTGCCGCTCACCATCATCTGCCAAGCCATATCGTTGTTGGCTGCTCTGATAAGTGGACTGTATGCGTCCAAGTCGATAGAAACATCTAGATCCATATCTCTCATGGTCTCTGAATTGAAGTGAATTTCAAATTCATCACCTGTCAGTTTCACGCTGTCAGCATCGGTACAAAATTCCTGTATCAGGTAAAGTTTCTTCTTGGCCACACGTACCTTAAAGTTGTTGAAACTCTCAACAAAGTCCTGTATGGTGGTAGATGATGATTCTCTTTCCAACTGATATTGCTTACCGCTGGTATTCCGGTGCTGTCCTTGAAGAGCACCCTGCACACCACTTCCCTCGCTTGCCATCGTCTTGGCAAAATTCACCATGAAGTCAACACCTGCCGGAATACTCTTGTTGACCAATGTCTGAGGTGGTTTACCTCCATTCTTGGAGTTCCACAAGATGATACTATCCGTTTTGGTATAGTTCACCTGCATTTCATCGATGCTCTGTTTCTCGCTCAATGCGTTCTCGTCAACAAGCATCGTTCCCTTGGCACCATTCGCTACAATGAAGTTGATCATCATCATATAATGGTTCAAGGTGCGCTGGTTGTTTTCGGCTCGCATCGTAAAACTTCTTACTTCGCCATTCAAGCATGGATAGGCAACGAAGGTGTATGGAAGGATAGAGGTTCTGAATCCGTCCCTGAGCACATAGTATGGTGATTCCCTGGCATCCAGCAGATAGCCATTCGGTGTGATATATCTTCTGAACCAGTAGGTTTCTGCCTCATCCTTAATTTCGATGGTCTTAAGTTCAGAAGGGTCTACATAGTAGATAGGCTCACCATTCTCATCGAGCATAGGTAGGCCATTCTCATCTTTCATGATGTTGGATTCCTCTATCTTGCGTTTCTTCTCCTCATAGAAGGCACGCTGGTCAGGAGAGGCATATCCGCAATCTCCACTCTCCCAGTCATGTACCCAAATGGCTGGTCTGGTTTCTTTTGTCCAGATTTCCAATACCCGGTACTTGCCTACTACTGAAGAATGGGTGAAATCATCTATTCCGGCATACTGGGCTTCACCAGTCGGGTGATAAGTCTGTTCGGGCGCAAAATGGTGCTGCGTCTGTAGATAGATCTCACTGAGTTTATTAGCCTCTTCCTTGCTTCCATTTGTAAAGGTAGCAATAATCTCTCGCCAAGTCAAATCATGAGCCTCAGCAATAAATTCCACATCGCTCAGGTCATACTTAAAGAAAGGTGGTAAAGCTAGCTTAAAGATGTCTACAGAATAGTCAAAGATACCATTCTTGCCATCCCTTCTGCCATAATAGGTTTTCATGCCCACAAAGGCGAAGACACAGAAGGCGTAAAACATTCTCGCGTCTAACTCTTGCCTGTCGTTCAAGTTGTCGTTCTGACGAAGATATTCATTGAAGAAACTGATATAGTCTTCCTCGTTTGGATCCACGGCACTACATGTAGCAGTACTGCGCTGCTGGCGCACAAGACCAACGAGCGAAAGAAGTTTGTCTCCGATTACATCGTATTCCAGTATTGGCATACCTTTCAGTTCCATATACTGCCGGATGGTAATCTTTCTTCCATTCCATTCTATCAGCTCTTCCAACTGTCTTCCCATCACGAAGTCTTGCGCTCGCTTCCACTTCTTTCTCAGTTCTGCACCATCATAGAAGTATTGGCAAGCCCATTGCAGCAACAGAAGATTACTTTGGCTCTGCGTAAACCGCTCCCGGCTCACTCCTTCAAGTGAGTCTGGTCCCGGCTCTGCATAGTTCGATATGTCATTTATTACATGATTGTCAACCATAATTCTTAATTTTTCGCCAAAAATACCGCATTTTTCTCGCTTATTAGTGATAAGTTGCGCAACTTAACATTACTTTTCCATCATTTCCTAGTATTTTTGTTCCGCATTTCATTTAAAAACGTTTTTAAGTATGAGTAAATCAATCAATGTTCACGAAGCCTGCGTCATCACAAAAGACGATAAAGGCAACCTCTCCCTGGTAGGCAAGGCTAAAGAAGCCCTCACCACCTTGAAGAAGAATAAGGTTTCCGTCTGCATTCTCCTTTGCGACAACAAGAAGGAGGATGTGGAGAAGTTTCTTAATGACAATAACGTGCCTTTCGCCTCTATCAGTACCAAGGAGGAGACCGATAAGGATGGCAACACCAAGCGTGTTGATCCACCAAAGGCAGATGTAACCATCATGCCAAGTTCCAAGGTCATCACTCTTCGAGACGATTGGCAGTGGTGTTTGGATGATATTGCCCAACGTCTCTGGGGCGAGAAAAAGAAGGAGAATCCGAAGAGTGAGCAGCAGCGCATGGATGACAGCATGGCTGATTACATACGCTGGGCATCACCAAAGAAAAAGGAACCAGAGAATGCATCTGGTACTTCTCTCGGATAACATCGCTCCAATGTCTTCAACTTTAAACACACAAATGATTCATTAATCATAACTATTATAAATTTATTTGGATTTAGATTTTTTATAACTATCAAAAAGGGACTCGCTGTGAAGCAAGTCCCTTTTTCTATGTGTGGAAATATTGAACATTTCCTAGAATGAAGTAGCCCGAAGGCTACTCCATTCCGTTCAACGTTTTAAGCAGCTCCTTTCTGGTATTCCGAATCTCTACCAGTTTGGCTGCATCGTTTGTACCATCCATTTGCTTCTTAGCCTTATTCATCTTCCTCTTGGCAGCAGAGATAGCCTTTCTGGCCGCAAACAGTCGCTTGTTGGTCTTGCTGTTCTTAAAGGCATTTGCCTTCGCCTTATCAACATCCTTCAAACGCTGATACTCCTGATAAGTCTCAATGGTTCCGTTCCAGACGTTCTGTATTCTCCAGTCCTCCGTCACGTCCTCTGCCTTAGCCTTCATCAGGTACTTGCTTTCAGCCTTCTCCATTTCCTTCAAGTCTTCATCACCGTTCAGATAGCCCTGCACCATGTCCAGAGCCTCCTTCTGGGTGAAAGCCTTGTAATCACTCTGCGAGAGGAATTTCTTCATCTTCTGGCGCATCTTCTTCTTTTCCGTGATACTCTTGGCAGCATCAAAGCGTTTACTAGCCTCCTGTAAGGAAGTCACCCCATCGCTCATTTCTGCACTCTCCAGTGCCTTCACCGAACCGATGGCAGCCTTAATCTGAGCCTCAGGATCAATACCATTGCGCTGGCAGCTCTGATAGGTCATCACCACGCCCTCCATGTCACCACTAAGGATAAAGTCCTTGAAGTAACTCTGAGCCTTCCATGGAGAGAAACCCTTAGAAGAAGGGAAGAAGAAATCAACGGCCTTGAACTCCTTGTTCTCCTGACTCGGAATCAGGAAAGGTGCCCAGTACAAAGCATCCTTGTAAAGCAGTCCGATGGTCTTGCCATACTTGCGCTGAATCTCCTGATCTGCATGGCTGGCTTGGAAATCGCTCAGATAGTTTATATCATCCAAGGTCATTCTCACCATAGGGTTAGCCTTACCTATCATTCGCTGTACCATAGGTCCAGGGAACTCTAGTTCTCCCTTATGATTGAAAAGGTATTCCGGAACCTCACGGAACTGCTTACCATGTCTCACATACATTTCTGTACCATCTTCATATCTGCCTAAGAAGATCTTGCTCTGCTGGCCAAGGCTGTTGCCTCTCATCAGATAGTCATACCATTTCATACCCTCATCACCATAAGCCAGTTCATACATACTCTTATAGCTTGGGTTGGTCTTTCTGATCTCCTCAGCCTTTTTGCGTTCCTTCTCCTCGTCCAAGGCACGGAAAGCAGCATTGATGCCATTGGCAATACCCTCATAAAATACCATGAATCCGATACCATAACAGAGCAAAGCCGAAATCTGTCTGCTTCTTCTACCTTCATCCTCCGGTGTAAGTTCCTTATGTTTGAGCCTCTTGTAATACTGTTTGAAGTTCTCAAATGTTGCCTCATTCCAGATAGAACCAAATCCGGTTAATGCCAGGAAGTGACGTGTGGTAGAAGCATTCCAGTCCGGTGAAAGAAGAACTCGTCCGGCATAGCGCAAGGTACGATGGCTGGCTCCCAACACATCCCAGTGCTGCCCCCCAAACATATCGTTCACAAACTGTCCGTCCTCGTCCAAAGCCCGGCTCAGTTCCTCCTCAGTCCAACCCTTCTTCTTGGCACGCTCTTTGGTCTTGTCTGCCCTCATACGATAGGTAGCAAGTTTCAGTCCATCATGTAGGAAATCCCACAAAGCTACATCCATACCCTTATTGATGAGAGAAAGCATCTGCGTTGCCACCTTCAATGGCATAGAAGCCTTAGCCACCGTTCCGGAAATTTTATTTCCGTCCTTCAACTTCTTCTGCACCTTTATCATCGCATCGCGCATGTTGTCAAACATGTTCTGTACATCCGCTGCAGCATAGTCGTTGGTCGCTCCGAACTTCACCAGATGGGAAGCAGCCTCTTGAAAATCCTCAGGATTGGCAAAGCAAGGAAGTTCATGGTTCTTGGCTGTATCTACAAAGATATACTTCATAAAGTTGGCCATAGCCTTCTTAGGTCCAAACTCCACCATGTTTTGTACCATGTATACCTCCGTCAAGGCTCCGGCATGGAAACCACTAAAGCCCAACTCCAGTTTCTTGGCACTTGAAGCAAGCGTATCAAACGTTTTCCAGAATGGAGAAGATTGATAGGTATCAAACACAACTCCAAATCTGTCACCGGCACTGGCCTCGCTATAGATCACCTTTTCGTTGTCAGTGATAGGATTCTTCACCTTCACTTGCTTTGGAGACACATTATATACCCATACAGGGCCTACGCCCGGAATCTCGAAGTACTTATATTGCTCCAAATTGAATGGAGCAGAAGAAGAAAGTAGCGGATCAGTTGAAATCACCTCTCCTTTTTCATTCCTCTCAATTACGTTCAGTCCGGTCAACTCCTGCAGCATCGTCTTGTTTACCCAAGCCTCGATATTACTTCGGCTGTAGTAAGCCATCATCTTCGTGATGTCGGTAGTTTTTGGCACAAGTCCCACGCTGATACCCTCCATCAATGTACTGATGGTTCGCTTCTTCTCGTTCGGACTCTTGGTGCGCTGTCTGTTCTCCACATACAGGGCATAAGCCTGCTTGTCGCTCTTCTCTTTATCCCAGATATGGTTTACATAGTCGGCATTATATCCGGTGTCCTCTCTTAAGGTGTGATTATCCCTCAACCAGTCGTAGGTATAGTTATACCAGTCTCTGATAGAATCAAGAGCAGCCTTCATTTCAGGCGAGAGATTCTTGTAATCGATACCCTTAGGCACAATCTGAAGCTTCACCAGTGGCAATACATGCTCGCTCAGAATATCTGAACCATCAATAGGTACAAAACCTTCCTCGCCCTGGTGATTGGCATTAATTGCCTGAGCCATTTTGCTTGCCACCTCGCTCACAGCCTTAGGATCATCGTATACCTCTATCTCCTTGCCTTTTTTAATCTCTGTATGCTTCTTTGCTGTCTCGGTAATCAAGTCTGTCACGTATGGCTGGATAGCCTCAACATCAGCAGGCTGGATATGGATATGTCCCTTATCAAAGACACCAGTGGCATTCAGATTGTGCGCCATGTCACGCAAACGTCTAGGAGCCTCTATTATATAAGGTATAGTCTCAGCCAGTTTTTCTGCCCGGTTTTTCTTTCCCTTGTAATCAGAAAGCAACTTGTCAAAAACACCGCTATCAGCCATCTTCTCTATTCTGTTCTTCACATCATTGATATAGATAGCATCATCAGCACTAGCCTCCTCCATATTCTTTCTACGATGGATAACGGCATGTTTCACGGTCTTTGCTGCACCTTCCTTGCTCACGTCAGTACTGGTCACTTCAGCCAAGTCCTGCATCACTTGCTGCTCCAGTGCATCAGCCTTCGGATTGGTCTCTGCTGGGTAAATCTTACCCTCATACAAGTCCAGATCGGCTTGTTGCTGCTCCAGCAAATCATGTTTGGCCAGCCAGTCCTCATACTTGCGTTTCACCTCCTCCTGCTTCTTCTTTTCGAAGGCAAACATATCAGGCAAAGGGTCTTCTTGGTCCTTCATGGCTGCCTGCCATTTCTCATATTCATGAATACGATTCATGTAGGCATCATCCTCTTCATTTTCCATTCGGATAGGCATACCAGTAGGTTCCTCGCCAACAAGGTGGTGGCGTTCACGCCAGTCTTTATTGAGCTGTGCCCATTCCTTTTTGCCTGCTTCATCCTTATCAATGTCGTAGAACATTGGAGGCTCTGGGTTCTCTTTATCTTCGCGTGCATTCTGCCATTTACGCCACTCCTGTACACGTTTCATGTACTGAATAGTGCTTTCGCCCTTCTTCTGTCTCGGCTTGCCCTTACCAGCACCATCAGATAGCGCATCTTTGATTTCAGCATTGCTAGCCTGCTTCATCATGGCTTCCTGCTTCTCCTTAGGCATATTGTCCCAAACATGCAGAGCCTTGCCAGCCTTCATCAGGTAGTATCTCAAATCCTTGTCATTGAGAAGTCCCGGCACACGAACACCCAGTTTCTTAAGCACCTTGATAAGATAATGCTTAATCTTGGTCCAAAGAGAAAAGTCCTCAGCAGTCTTAGGACCCTCCTCGGCAAGATGAGCGATATACTCCTGCGTTCCCACATTCATGCGGTCAGAGTTCTTCCAGTCCGGATCATATTTATTGGCAAAGTCAATAATCTTGCCTCGAACATCCTTACCTACGGAACGATAAACGAAGTTGGCGAACTTTCTCACGCCATCTTCGCCACCAAGAAGTACTTCCATACCCTCATGGCCTATCTTCTCATGCAGCACCGTTCTCTCTGCTTCGTTGGCATCAGCACAATTAGGCAGATAAACATGTACCGTGTGCGTAGTAGGGTCATACCATCCTGTAGCACCATTTTTCACATCACTCAGATAAGCATCTGGAACCTCATCCACAGAAGTGTAAACTGTAGCCTCAGCACCACCCAGTTTGTTGGCAGTGTTCACTACCCGGTCGCTCACTTGTTTCTGCTTGTCTGCATCCCAGTTGTTCTTGAAGATAGAGCTGCCAAGTCGTGCCAATACATTTCTGCCCGACAAGTCATCCTTATTCAGCAGAGGAGCAATCACGCCCTGAGTCAACTGCACCGGAATACCATTGCCAATTATGGTATGTGCCAAAGATTCCGTTTTAGGCAATTTATAGTCATCGCCCAGTCCGGTAATCCTAGCCAAGACCCTGCCATCAGCACGCAATACCTTTCCACCCGGCATGATGATCACATCACCACTCTTGGTTCTCAGCGTAGGCAGAATCTCATCCCCATAGGCATGAGGAATCTTGCCATCGGCATAAGCACTGCCCATTACGTAAAGAGGCTTCTCCACCTTCTGCCAGTCAATTCCGTCAGCCTTCAATCTGGCATCCATCCATGGAGCCACACCGCTTTCCTTCACCGTCAGAGTAGGAAGAATATCCTCCACAGCCTCTAGCCATCCACCCTTACGTGGTTGCTTCTTTGGCTTTTCAGGTAGTTCTCCGTCCTTCACGGCTCTAACAATCAGTCGCTCCCTGCTGGTATAGCCACCATAGTCTGCGGCATTATACACATCAGAATCCCATGTATAGCCATTTTTGTCAAGTTCATTGGTGATAATCTTCATCGCCTCAGAGTCCTTGTAACCCTTCACGTTCTCGATAGTCACCACTCGCGGTTTAACGGCATCAATGAAGTCGGCAGTACTCTTGGCAGTCTCCTTGTCAAGTTCCACCTCTCCACTATTACTTTTGGCCTGCGAATAGTTCTTGCATACAGGCGAAGCATGGAAATACTCCACCTCGCCATCAATATGCTTCACCAGTTCCTTAGGGTCCACGTCTCTCACGTCAGCCGTAACAATATGCTGTCCGAAGTTGTTGCGATATACACCGCTTATCTTTCGGTCATATTCCACAGCCACTACAGGGTCGATGATACCCTTTAAGCCTTCCTCTACCAGTCCACCACCGCTAAAGTAGGTTCCAGCCTTCATCAGCGAATCAGGATGCTTCTGCAACTTCTGCTCCAAGATAGGAGATTTCACCTCAGTCACTCGATGGAAACGGATTTCATGATTGCTATTGATAGCTTCGTTAAAGGCACGGCTGCGGTCACCTTCCTTTTCCGGATTGTAGTCAAACAGAGACAACCCAGATTCTTCGAGTCCCTTGCGAACATCCTCACCTAAATCATTAGGCACAACAGCAGCCACAAATTCATTAAGATGAACAGGACGGTTAAACTTGGTCTCGAAATAAGCACTCTTCAATTCGTTCTGCACAGCATTCTTAAGAGAATCCAGCTTCTTCATGAAGGAAGGAGTTAGAGTTATGCCATATTCTTTCTTGGCATATTTCTTAGGATCAGGCTGCGATACGATGTCATGAAGTCTCTGCTCACCATAGAACACATCGTTATACAATGTCTTGGCAAGATCGTAATACACATCCTGCCATTTTTCGTAGAACTCTTCCTTATCCTTATTAGAAGACAACTTCTCCTTATTGGCACGCATTTCAGAAGTAGAGTCAACACGGCTAGCCAATTTGGCGATAAAGCTGCCAAATGAGGTATATTCACCTCCATTTGTCTGCCCATCAGCCTCCTCTCTCATAGCCTTTGACACATTTTCAAGAGTCTCAGGCACATACTTTCGGGAGCCATCATTCTTATAGCCACGGAAGATACGGTTCTTTGTTCCGAACTCATCCAGTTTGTTCTCCTGCCATCTGATATAATCAGCATAAAGACCATTCTTGTGGACGTAATTACTAGCCTTCACCTTAGACAGATAGAAGTCATACTTCTTGGTGTCGTTGTGTTCCTTCACCATCTGTTCAACAACCTTCTTTACATCCTCAGCCTTTGGCTTACCATCCTTATCAAGCAAGGTTGATTTATAATCACGATCAAAGATTTCATTTACCTTCTTTCTTACTTTAGGACTGATAGGAGCTGTCTTAACACCAGTTTCCTTATATATCTGTCTTCTCACTTCCAAAGAAATCTTATCTCTTGTAGGCTTAACTATTTCATACTTAGCAAGACTCGTAACGTCTTCGTTCAGTTCGGCATCATTTTTCATATTGTTCAGAATATCCTCAGCAGTAGGATATTTGTTGATAATCTCTTTCCAGCGATAATCAACATTAGAATCATACGCTTTAATATCAATGCCCTTTTCTTTAAGATACATCAACTCCCAAGCAGGAACACCATTGTCTTCCAATACATCCTTGGTTTGTCTCTTAATCTCTGCCTTAGCAGCACTAGGGTATTCAAGGCTGTCAACCCAGTCTTCAAACTTCTGAATGCCCTTTTCGCTCATTTGTCGCTCTACGGAAGGATAACGCTGAGTATAGGCATCAGTTATCCAAGTGCCACCAGTCTTGCCTGTACGCTTATCCACAAGAGCAGAAGGAGCGATGAAGGAAATCTCTCCAAAGTTATCATGAGCACTCTTGCTTGTATCTATCACTGCCAAAGAAGGGTTGGCCAAACCACCTAGCTTCAAAGCCTTTCTCAGCTTCTCCTCAGTAATATTATGAACTCCAGTAAGAGTTTTATCGGCATCATTGTTTCTAGGCGAAACGTGTACTTCGTTGGCACCTGCCAAGTCCAAATATTCGCCTGTATCAATTAGGTTGAATACACTGCGAGCTATATCCTTCAAACCATCAGCGCTAGGATTCTCATATACATATTCTGCTACATTAGAATACTTATTAGCCTTGAATTTAGCCTTAGGTGAAGAGTCAACGCGAACCACTATAGAGTAGCCTTTATCTGCCCTACCACCTTTTTTGATAATGCTGAGTGCATTTCCACTATGATCAGAAAGGCGGACGGTAGTCTTTCCACCATCATCTGTCTGATATTTGAAGTACTCAGAAACTTGTGTATCTTTTCCATGCGGAGTCATACCCATACCTTCAAACAACTTTTTTGTGAAGTTTCCAGCAGTAATATCGGCATTTTTCCCCATTGAAGTGATAAAGTTTGCTAAATTTCCTAGATAAAAAGTCTTAGTTGGGAATTTTTTATCTATCTTTGCAGATGAAGGAGCAACGCTTTGCACGCCATCAAGATTATCCTTAGATGGGAGGTACCCATTATCATGGGATTCGGCTAAGTTTCCGTTTTCGGATTTGAGAGATTGCTCCTTCTCTTGACGATTCAACTCTGCAATTCGTTTATCGATTCGCTCTGTTGCATCGTCTTTTTCTTTATTCGACAACTTAGCCCCTTCTTTCTTCTCGTTCATCACAGTACGTGGGTCCACACCATTCGCCAAGTCTCTCAACACAAGATTACGAATATCCTCCAAGGTCATTTTCTTAATGTCCTCAGGCTTCCACTTCGTAAATGTATCAAGAGTCCAATACCAGAACTTCTTCAGCCACTCCTTCAACTTATTGATAACGCTCAGTTCCTTGGCTGTATCAAGCGGATTCTCCTTAATAGCATCCTTAGCCATCTGTTCCAGGATGGCAGCTCCGTCCTCACCGGTCAAACGAGCAAAAGCCTCATCGCAAATTTGCTCATCTGTCAGATGATTATAGTTAGGATCCTGCTTCAAATCGGCAAATAGCTGGGTCTGCATGATGAGTTTATCACCATGCTCTATAAGTTCCGGATTCATTTTTTTGGCAGCAGTACGCCAAAGATGTTGATACTCATGGATAGGAGTATTAGGATTCAGATGCTCCTGGTTCAGCACAATCTCCTTGCCATCTGTGTAGCCATAAACCACACCCTTACCCTGTGCAAACTTAGTATTACCCACGATATTGGCATTGTTCTCGTCAAAGACCACATAGTTATAATCACCTTCCTTGGCACCGCCATGAATCATTCCAGCAGGGTACTTGATGCCGACAAAACCTATTTCACCCAAAGCCCTTGATGCTAATTCTGCACCATACGAAGGTCTTTCACGGTCGAAGAAGTCTTCCAAAGCATGATAAAGTTCTTCACCTTTTAATGTAGGAAGTTTCTGCATACCATTCTCTGGCGATTCAAGTTTCATTTGGGTGATACGCTCAATCCTATCTATATCATATCTTGCTCCACCATCTTTGAAATACTCGTTTTCACTGAAACCGTTGTGGGTTATTTCCCAAAGTCTATACCATTTTTCCAATGGAAAATTCTGAGATTCGTTCCATCCAAGATAGTTGCTGCCATTATCATCAGGAATATCCACATCATATCGATATGCTCTATTACTTGGTATAGCTATGCTATCATCGTCCTTTGCAAGAATTTCGTTTAGTTCTTGCAGATAATCTGTATCAGGGAATTTTCCTATAACATCTTTCAAATCTTTACGTGCATTCTCCAAGCCCTTTGCCACATCTTGATGCTTATACATATAATGTCTCAGCATATCCTGTGCCTCTTTTGACATACTTTGTGGATTTACAAATTCAAAACCAGATATTGCCTTCTTATCCTTAGCTCTCTGTGCATAATCTGTGCCTATCTCCTTAGAGTTCGTTACATACACACCATGTCCGAACGTCTCGCTTCCTTCGCCTTCCAAGGCATGCGACAAATCAAACTTATCAAAGTTAGCACCACTACCATGATAAGTACGCAAGAATCTCACTCCAGGATCATTCAAAAGCATTTCTACTGCCAGATTATCCTGCGCCTCAGCCACCTTCTCCATATCCTCATTGCTAACAACCTTCACAGGGATGCCAGCCTTCTTAAGCATAGTAGATACAGCATCATAAGCCACCTTCTGCGCCTCCGACATTTCCGAAGGCTTCACCTCCTTCACATCGCGGTCAAATTTCGCCTGTTCCTTCTGTACCATAGCATACTCAGCAAAAGGCTTAGTCTTGCGGTCAGAAGACTCCAACCACTTGTCAAAGGTAGCTTTAGGCACAGAAGTTACCTTACCAAGTCCCTTCCAGTCTTTAGAGTAGTTGGCAAGATAAGCCTCTGTAGCAGCCTCCTCAGAAGGATAGCCATACATTACCTTATGCTCGTCAAACTCACCAGTCTCTGGGTTCACCTGGTCAACAACATAAACGTTACCATCAAAAGTATCAAGGTCTGCAGCGTCATTGATGAACATATCAATATGGTCACCATCAACGCCAATTTTACCAAGGATATAGCCGTAAGTATCGTGCATGGTCACGCTCCAAGGCTTGCCCTGCTCGTCCTTACCGCTGCGAGTTACGCCCTTTGGTGTTTCTACGGTATAATCGTAGCCACCAAAGGACAAATGACCCTTTTTGTAGTTTCCTGCCTTCTTCTGAGCCTCTGTTATTTCGGTCTCAGTTTCGGCAATGGCACTCTTTAAACGTTCTCCGAAGGATGTTTCTTGCGGTAGATGTGAGCCTCGAACAGCTGAGCCTTTGCCAGGTTCCATGCTGCCAGTCTCTTGTCGCCCTTTGCGTCCGCTATCAGAGCCTTCTCCAATCTCGGACTCAGAAGATGCTTCTCCGTTACCAACTTCTTCGCCTTGGCTATTTCCTTCATCAACTCCTCTCCGTGAAGAGTCGCTACCCAGGCTACTGCCTCCTCCATATCCTTCTTCATTGCTTCTGTCATCATAATCAGCTAATTCTGGTAAAATTGATTTAACATATTGTTTGTACTCTCGTTCACGATCCTCAATCTCCATCATACGGTCAAATTCAAGTCCATTGATGTGATCAAGTTCGCTTTCAGACGGCAAAGATAACTCTTTTTCGTGAATATACGATTTATATTGCTCAATTTCTGCCTGTCTTTCGATAATTTCTCGCTCTTTCTGTGCTTCGTAATACTCTTCCTCGCTTGAAAGTTCATCTTCTGCAGCAGCTATGCGGTTCATCAGAGCCACATTTCTCATTTCCTTCACGCTGTCATAAGACTTGAACATATCAAGAAGGGCATTACGAACATCTTGATCGGTATATCCCATATCCTGCAAGTTTACAGGAAGGTCATTATATACTCTCACAGCAAATTCGTTAACCGACATACCGGTTCCTTTCTTTGCAATAAGATAATTGAACTTATTAGAATCATACCCCTTGCCAATACCAAACTTAAAATTGCTCTTGCCCAACTCATATTGAAGAGATTCTGGATTCAAGCTATGAGGAAGCAAAGACTCTGATACAGCCTCTTCGAGAGTCTGAGGAGTTAAGTCCATCACATCAACGGAAGCATCCTTATATATATCATGGATAGCATTCATATCGTTCTTCTTCAGCGCATCAGCCACCAATGCCTTGCGTTGCTCTGAAGGTGTCATGCCCAGTTTCTCCATTTCCTGCTTGCTAACTTCCGTTTTGTAGAGTCTGCTGAGTTTATTAGCCTGAGCCTTCAAACCCTTGGCAGCAACAGACAAATTAGTCTGCAGGGCCTCCAGTTGAGCCTTTGTAGTATTCAATTCCATAAGTTGGCTAGGGTCCAGCTCTGTTTCACCATTGATATACTGATCCAGCATATCATTCACACCATTTATCTTGCGCTCCACATCCTCCTGGGTATGATAGATGTCCTTGCGCTGAGAGGTAATATAGTCGGTAGCCTCATCCATAGTTGGATATTGCTTCTTTAATTCTTTATCATCAAGTACGAGCACATGGAAATCATCAGATGACACGATGGCAGATTCATCAACACCAGCCTTCTCAACCTCAGCCTTGCGCTCCTCCTTCATAGCTTTCACCTCATCAGGAGTCATCACACTGTTGCGGATAGTATTCCAGTTCTTGAAACGAGCATCAAGATCTGCAATCTGCTCATTAACCAGACTCAACTCATCCTCCACCTTCTTAGCTTTTTCCGGGTCAAGATCGGAATTGGTATCAAGCCAGTTCTGATATTCAATAGCAGCCTTTCTTTTGTTGGCAAGTTGCGTTTTGATGTCATCACGGCTGCCATTAACCAGATTCAAAAGTTTGCCATGGTCTTCCTTAAACTGCTCCTGCAGATACTCAGCCGCCACTTTTGGATCTGTATCCTTAGAAGAATAGTCCGGCTGGCCCTCGCTCAGCCCCACGATGCCATTGGCATAACGCTGCTTCTTATCAGCCTCAGCTTGAGAAGCTGCTTTCTGCTCACGTTCATCGTCCTCGGCATCCAAATGCTCATTGATTGTGTTGTCGAGCGCATTCTTGCGCCATGCTGCAAACTCTTCTTTAGATAGGGGAAGATAATCTTTGCCATCAGTAAGTACAATCTTTCCGTCCTTGCTATATCCGGCAAAGGTCATGTTGATATTAGCATCACCCTCCTCCATGGCAACTGTAACCTGGTCATTCGGCTTCAAACCGCTGCCATCAAACTGGCTGATAAACTGCTGCGCTCTCGCTTCCTTCTGCTGAGCCAAAGAACTCTCAATGTATTCATCAAGAGAAACAGGAGTGCCCACCTCTCTAATCTCAGCATTAGATACCTGCTTAATCATAGGCTGTCCCTGCTCATCTGGAACGACAACAAAGGCTCCACCATATTCGTTAGCCTTCTTCAGGAACACCTGTTTTCCGCTATCCAAAGTAGCTGGAACTATGTTTCCGTCTTCCGTCTGGTATGGCCAGAGCTGCTGCTTCAACGCCTCACCATAGCCATCATCAGCATGCTGCAGAGCATCAATAGCACCATTCTTGGCATCCATTGCCTCTACATACTTACTGATAGCCTCTTTCTGTGCTGGAGTCAAACTACTTGCACGCTGAGCCACAAACTGCTCCATATCTCTACCCTCATTATAGGCATTGGCTACAATATCAGGCATCTTCTCGTTATCAGCAAACGCTCGCTTCAAACGTCCTGTTGCCAAATCGCTATTATAGTCAATAGCCTGCAAAGCCTCAGAATCCCCATTCTTATAGGCATTCTGTCCCATAACAAAAGCATCAGAGCTTGCAACCTTAGGCTCATTTCCTGCACCCTCAGCAGCAGAGTTTGCAGGGTTTGCAGCAACTTCTGCATCACTCGGAGTTGGTACGGAGTTGGTACGGTCTTGATATGGAGCAGGTTCCTCTGAAACAGGAGGCTCCTGACCACCAGCAGAACCCTCTACAGAAGCAGGTCCCTCAACAGGAGTAGCTGATTTTGCGCCATCAACATCGCCCTGCTCTATACGTTTTTTATCATCCTCTATCTGCTTCATTTCACGTTTCAGTTCAATGGAATTGTAAAGCTCCTTAAGATAAGATTCTACCAATGGCGAATATTTTTTATCTTTCGACTCCAAAGCCTTACGAAGTGTACCGCGCGCCACACCATGTGAATCCTCAAACGTATTGACGAACTCCCTCATCACAGAACTGTTCTCCAAAGCACTGTCATAATAATGACGATAGTCATTAACCTGCTTCTGCTCCTCGTCAGTAAGGATAATACCCTTCTGCTGCTTATCCATGATCTTCTTGATGGCACCAGCATTCTGATGAAGATAAACCGCTGCCTTATCCTCATCTGTCAATTTCTCACCCATATTATATTTCTGCGCAGCCTTGTTGTATAAGCCATCAAGATGCTCCTGCGTAAACTCATTGTGGAACTCACCTTCCAGCACAGAAGCCAAACCAAGAGTCTTCTCATACTCCAGCTTCTTATCAGCCTTCTGAGCCTCATCAAGAGAAGAAAACTCCTTTCTCTCAACAATACCGCCATCCTTATTTAAGGTTTCGAGATAAACCTTGCCACCATTATCCATTGGCTGAATGATGATGGAATCAACAATAGGCGAGAAAGAAGAAGGGCGTTTGCCTTCTACAACTGCCATCATCTTAGCCTTCAACACCTCCGGAACACTCTTGTCGTTCATCAGGTCCATATACTTCTGGGTTAACTGCCCATCAAGTCGCTGAGCATTCTCACCAACTACAGCATACTCCCCGATGCCCATTTTCTCAAAAGCATCACGAAGACCATCATAGCCGAATCTTTTCAACTCGGCAATATCCTGATCAGTTAAGTCAAACTTCTTGTTATACTCCCTTGCGTCCTTGAATCGAGCATACTTGCCCACCATGCCCGGCAAGCCGATAGCAGTAAGGTTTGCCATGCTCTCCAAAAAACTCTCGGCAGCATCCTTACCGGTAGGCTTGAAGTTCGGATCCTGCGCCATACGCTCCAGCATCTGATGACCGGTCATAATACCGGAATCCGCAACCTTACCACCAATATCAGCCAGAATATTGGTAGCTAAGCCTCTACCCTTACCTACCATGTTAGCGATGGTTCCACCCTGCATGATAGCACCTACGGCACTCTGTTTAGCCACTTCGCCCAAAGTGTTGGCAATAACCTTACCCACGGAAGGATTGTAAATCTTGCCATTCTCATCGAACTGACCTGTACGATAAATCTCATCAATAGGCTTCGAGATTGCAGACTGACCACCAAAGGTAACAGCACCATGCGCGGCTCCACTCTTCAAAGCCGCGGCCTTACTCTTACCGATAAGCACCTTGGCAGCTCGCTCAGCCATCTTGCGCTCCATACCTTTAGCCATCAAGTCACCAGCCAGTTTACCCTCGGCCTTGGCTACCATGCTCTTAGTCAACTTGCCACCTGCGGCTCCCGGCAGCCAATAACTCCAGGCATCACCTGCAAAGGTCAGAGCACCACTAGCCACGTTCTCCCAGAAGCCAGGCTGATACTGCTGATTGGCAATATCCTCCAGCCAGTTCTGGTAGTCCGTCTGAACAGCCTTGCGAGTAATCTTACCCACAATAGTGTTACCCAAACCAGTCTTCATGATGTACTCAGCACTACCCTTAGGCATCATACCCTTAATCTCTAGCTGGTCGAGTTCATTCTTAAGAACAGAATTAATCATCGGCTTGAACTGCTTAGGATCACTACTCTGAGTGCCATTCAAGCCATATCGCTGCATCACCTTAAATGCCGCATTGCTCATATCATTCAGGAACTCCGGATTCCGGTAGAGCTTGCCAAACTTCCTCTGCAAACCAGAAAGCACCTTTGCAGGATCCTTGGCCTCGTTTGCCTCATACTGAGCACCAAGTGCTGTACCTAGACGAAGATTAGCCGGAATAAACTGGCTTCCTTCCATACCTTCGTTGAATGCCTTGCTACCAGCCTCCTGAGCCTTATTATACTCTTCCACTACAGATGGATTCACATACTTACTGATAACGCTAGAAAGCGCATCATTGATGTCCTGATTCATCAGTCTGTCCTGTACATTCTCATCATGCGAATAGAGGCGTGTAGCAATACCCTCAGCGATGTCACGATATTTCGGACCATACTTGTTAACCAAACTCTGTACCATAGCTGGCTTCAAGAACAGTCCCACATAGTCATCATAGCTGATACCCATGTTATATGCCTCCTGCTTCAACTTATCCTGCACGCCATGGCTATACCATTGCGCTTCAATACTCTTCTCAGCATCCTGCACAGTATCATCAGGCAAAGAAGATACCACCTGGTTGGTAACGTCCATAGCCGAACGGTTGGCATATCTGCCCAGAGCAGACTTCACTATGCTCACTGCCTCCTCATTGCTATTGGCAGTGCCATCAGCCAACAAGTCGGCAACCAAATTCTCAAAGTAAGTACTCTGCTTATCCGGTCTCTGCTTCCAGTTCTCCAAATAGTTGGCAAGTTTGGCATCCATCATGCCTTCATTATTCACCACACCGGTTGGAGTCGTAACAGGAGCCGCCTCTTTAGATTCAGGAGAAGCCGCATTAGCTGATGATGAAGAAGAAGTTTCTTCCTTAACTGGCATTTCCTCACCTTTTACAACCGGCTGAGGAATCTCTGGTGATGGCTGATATGTTCCGTTGCTCGTCTGAACACCAGTAGGAATCATATCCAAAACTTTTGCTATAAGCCCAGGATCCTTGGCTGTTGTTTCCTGCTTCTTTGCTGGTTGAGCCACCTGCGGCTTAGTTTCAGTAGAAGCCTTCTGCTCTACACTCTGAGTCGTAGCAGAAGCATCTACCTGCTTACCACCACCAGAAGCAGATGCAGCAGGCTCTAGCACCATCTTGTCAAAGTCTGCCTGTGTTCCCACATCATACCCCATGTTCTTGGCCTCATTGTAGTACCAGTTACGATCTTCCTCGTTATTCAAGTCCTTTTTGAAGTCATCATAGCTACCTACTTCATAGCCATTGTTCTTGAACTCATTATAAAAATATTGTCTGTCTTGCTCGTCAAACATACCTTATCTTATTTTTTGATTAATAATCAGTTACTTTGTTCTCCTTGATGGTGGAACCTTACTGCCGCCTCTACGTGAAGGAGGTACTTTACTGCCACCCCTACCTCTACGAGAAGGAGGAGTCCGGTCTAACTTCATCTTAGCCTTAGCCCATCTAGAAGCCTGCTGACGATTTTTCTCATTCGCCCAAGTGCCACCTCTGCCATCATTACCACCGATAGCCATACCATTGTTTTTAGCCCATTCATTCACATGTTTCTTGAAAACAGGGTCGTTCACATACCTGGTGTTGAAATCATCAGCCTCTTTCTGGTTGGCATTCCTCTGATTCTGTCCCTCTGTTTGCGAATTGATATGCCTAACTTGCGCTCCCTTAACGTTAACGCTAGCATTATGATCAGCAGCTCCGGCATTGGCATTATTAGTTTGAGCATCAAGTAATTTTCCCTTTTTGCCTCTTAAAGCATCCTCAGTCTCCTTCTTCGATGTACTAAGTGCAGCCTGTGCAGCAGCAGCATTGCCTCTCTCCTTCTCCGTCTGAACCTTTACAGGAGTGAGGGCATCCGTTTGATTCTTCTGTGAACCACGATAAGCAGCCAGTGCCTCATTTGCCTTTGCAGCAGCCTCTGCCTGCATCTGTGCCTGTTTGTCTTGACGGTCCTTATAGATATTCAGCATCATCTGGTTATATCCCTTGGCACGAAGAGCCTCAGTAGCCTCTCTTATCTTGCGTTGGCGATCAGTAAGTTCTTGTGCAGATTCTATTTTTTGCGATGGCGCACCTTGTGTGGTACCGATGAAATTGCCAAGATGCATCAGGAAATTGCTCCATTGCTCCATCTTGGCCTGCCTCTCCGCTTTCTTCTTCAAGGCTTCATTTGCAGCTACGGTTTTGTCTCCATCACCCAGAGTATTGAGCCATGGCATGAACACAGACCAGTTTCCATCACCATTCTTCTGGTAATCCCTCATAATGTCATAAGGCTTCATCTGACGCAAGAGAGGATTCTGCTCTATCTCGCTATAAGGTCTGCTCCAGTCTATCTTGATACCCTGGTTAGGCTCCACCTTGGTAACATCTTCGGTTGGCTGCTGGGCAAAAGATTCCTTGCCACTATTCCCGGTAATACCAGTAGTATCAATAGCTGTATTCTGAACAGGTGTATCATCCGGCTGTCCCACATTATCAGAAGGGAAATCTGTAATAGGAATTGCTGCTGTTGCCGGACGTTTAGGAGTTAAATCATCTAATGTAAATCCCATAACATCCTCCTTTCTTATATAGGCAATTTACTTGCAGCTCCAGCCAAGCCACCAGCTGCATCCGTGATACCCTGAGCAGTAGAAAGAGCCTTTTCCTTCTTGGCAGTGACTATATAGTTAGTCATAGCATCAATCTGAGAATCAGCACCATTCCACACATTTTCTTTGGTCTGAGCACCTTGCACAGCAGCCTCTTGCATCATCTTACCCACCTGCTCCTGAGCTGCCTGCTTACTCAGCGCGACCGATTCATCAGAGCCGCCACTAACAATATTGGTGTTCTTTGCGGTTGCTGTAGCATTATCCAATACCTTCTGGGCATTGGTCACGGCTACCTGATTCTCCGCTGTCTGCGTAGGATCCTGATAATACAGATTGTCCCGGTGATCCTTCACCTGCTGCAATCGGTCTTGATACATCTGGATATACTGATTATATCCTTTGTTCCGGGCTTTAGCAGCCATCAGTCCACCTGCAGCACTGGCCACACCGCCTAAAATTCCGCCTACAGAGCCGCTAAGCCCCTTGGCAATTTTTCCAATAAGTCCCATAAAATTCGAATTTTAATGTTTAAACTGTTCAAAAGTAATGCGTTTTTCTTACCTATCTGTGATAAGTTCCGCAACTTGAACACCAAGTTTCGTAATTTTTTCCTATATTTGCACCCGAAAACTATCAGTAAACATTAAAAATCAATAGAATATGGCAGTAAAACAAGACAATAATAATGAGCCGAAGCCAAAGAGGAAGAAGACTGGCGGACGTAAGGCTGGCACACCTAATAAGGTTACCAAAAGTGTCCGTGAAAGTTTACGCGATGCCCTTACTGGCTACATCAATGGTATCAATGAGAAGAACTATTCACTTTTCACAGATCTCATGCAGATTCAAGAGCCTGCCGGACGTCTGGCGATGGTGGCAAAGTTCCTTCCATACGTGGCTCCAAAACTCCAGTCTGTATCTTTCAATAATGATGAGCATCGAAGCCTGTCAGTGGAAGAGTCATTCATGGAGCTGGAGGAGAAATTTGAGAAACAAGAAACCACTATCAACATCAAAAATCTCAAAATTGTTAATAATGGCTAATTATAAAAAATGGGTAGTCCTCTCTAAATTTTCTTCAACTTTAGAGAAGACTACCCTTGACTTGGTTATCGAGCAAAAATGCTCTATTTTAACTTATATTGGGTCAATTTTAATCTGTATTAACACAAAATAGCTATTTCATGTCCCTGACTCGTTCAAAGTACTTCGTCTGGTCCTTGGTGATATTCTTCACCTTAATCTGTATCGTGCAGTTCTTAGGCACAGTATCATTTATGCTGGCCATGAGCTGTTCTATTATCTCATCTGTGTTCCGATAGCCCTTGCCATCCACATGAGCCACAACCTCGCCCATGAAGTATGCATCAGCACAAAGTTCAAACGTCTCCTCGACCTTATCAAATTCAGGCACATGATACTCCTGCATTCGCCTGCTTGGATCATTGGTAAAGAAGACCTTCTCCACCACCTTCTCATTTAGTTCCCAAGCCCTAGAGAAATCTGGCTTCACATATCCGCTTGTTATCCTATGAGCTGTTGCATGATTCATAGCAAAGCCAATCTCTGCATAGTTGGCACCAATATCATTCTGGGCTACTGTGGCCCAAGTGTGCCGGAATGTATAAGGAGTATAAAAATTATCATCAGGCATACCCAAATAGTTCTTACAGATAGCTTTAATGAAATGTACCAAATTCGTATCCATAGAACGATTAGTGGAATACATTTTATGAAAAATAAATAGATAAGGGTCACTTTCCTCAGAAAAATATTTCTCCAAGGTTGGTAAAAGCATATCCGGCACTCTCATTTCTATATACGCTTTATCATAACGACGCGTACTTGTTTTCTTTCTCTCATAGTGCAAGATTCCATCATAATAGTCCACCTTTTTCATTTTCATGAGGTCAGCTACATTGATGCCAGCCAAGCACAATATCATCTTGCAAACATCCAGAGCCAACTGCTGCCGTGGATATTCAGGAGTAACGGCAAAAAACTTTCTACACTCCTCCAGTGTGATGGCACGCTTGTGTGGACCTGCTTTTTTCTCTATCTTTATCTTATTCCAAGGATTGAATTTTATTGGCATAAGACCTGCCTCCTCATCATTAAATTTCTTGATACCTTCCAAATAAATACGCTTAACCAAAGAAGGATAATAATTTCTGCTACTAGGCTTATTCTCCATGGTTTTCATCCATGCTGTCAGAAAACGTACAGTTAAGTGCGAAAACATTACCTTATCAGTACCAGCAAAGTTTTCCAAATGTTTCAAAGCACTTTCATAAATTTGGCGTGATGAAGGCTGCAAAGAAAGTGATTGAAGATAAGAACGAGCAAATTCAGAAAAACAAATATCCTGTGCAGAAGTCAAAAGGTAATCTCTAACCTTATAAACAGACCAGTCAGTTATATCAAGTCTGTTCAATTTGTCAACCCAGCCATTTATTTGGCTCATACAGGCTGCGAGCACGAATGAGTCCTTCACCTCTTTCGTGCCCTTAACCAATCCTTTGTCTGTTACAAACTTATCGGTCTTAACTACCAACTTTTGACGGTTATGCAGTATTCTAATGTAAACTGGATAATAACCATCAGAACGTTTCTTTGAAACTACCACTTTAAATGTTGCCATATTACCATATATTTTTTTTGCAACTGTTTTGCAACATTACATTGCACATGTCCTATTTAACGTGTCAAACGTAAAATTTTAGCACGAAGATAAGTGCTTACACATCAACACATTAGATATATATAGCTGATATTCAGATATTTATCAAAAACCATGATATAAAATCACAGTTTTAATCATATAATTATCCTAAAAACGTTGTATTCTTTATCTTGTCAGAACAGCTCCAGCTTGTTC